CAATTGAAGAATTGGGCAAAGGCGTAACAGCCGGAATGCTTATGCATCACGGCAAGGGTGGCGTTATGGATGTTCGTATGTTCAGTGTTTCAAGGAGCGGCTCATGAAACATGGGACGCGCCCAACAAGGCGCCAAAAGCAGGCAATCGCTGCTGCGAATCTTAATCCGGCTGATTGGCTGGTAGTAAAGAGCATGCCGCAGCAGTTGCATATTGTTCATCGTAATGACGGTACGGCCAAGATTATTGCAATTTAGGGGATGAGCAGATGCCTCAAGACAGCTATCCTTTTCCGATGTACTCCGGACTGCTGGAGCCAGAACACTACAAAAGAATAGGCAGCGCGATATGGCTTTTCCTGTGGTGCGTCAGCTCCACGACAGCAGAAAAGGAAAAGGAGGGGACCGTCTGGGGCATCGTACTCGGGAATAAGCCATTACAACTGCCAGAATTGGCGGAGAAATTTGGCGTTAGTGATAAAACGGTAAGCCGCTGGCTCAATTCTCTGGAAGAACACCAGTACATAAAGGTGACCAGGGCGCCAAGAGGGCTCATCTTGTCAGTCAAAAATTCAAAGAAGTACCCCAACCATATCCCGGACAAAAATGTCCGATCACTGAGCTGTGATCAGACAGAAATGTCCGATCATATACCGAGTGATCAGACATATGTGTCCGATCACTCGGACAAAAATGTCCGATCTAATAAAGATATTATAGATGATCTTGTAGTTGTAGTAGATGAGAACGAGCAGAATCGACTTATCAACGAGATTGAAAGCCATTTTGTTCGGCGAAGAGCGAAGGGCTTTGCCGTAAGTCCTTCTGACTATCTTGAAATTAAGCAACTGGTGGCAGCGGGGGTGCCGTCCCCTTTAATCAAGTCTTGTATCGATCGCGCCTTCGACGCATACAAGCCGCGCCATTCCCGCGACGAGATCCGGAGCTTTAATTTTATCGTACCTCGGATACTAGACGAATGGGAGAAGTCGAAAGCCATAACTGCCGCGGTGCCGCACGTAGCAGTCGCCCTTGGCTCCGGCAACCGGTCTGCTGGATTCAGAAGCAAGCAACAGCAGCAAATAGATGAGCTTGAACGTTTTATCGAGGAGGAGAAGAGGCGTGGAAATGGTTGAAATTGCAGAGCTTTACAAGCACATCAAGAAGCATTTCCCCTTTTTCGATGCTTCGCTGGAGAAAGTTAAGGAGGACTACAAGTACCTGCGAGACTTCCCGGCAGAGGCAGCCCGGGCAAATATTGACCAGCATATTTTGACCGAGACTATTACACCAGGAATTGCCCATATTCGCGGTCGGCTTGGTGATCAGATGGATGCACAGCGAAGCAAAGATGCTGCAGCTGCTCATTTTGCCAATTTAGATGGCTGGGGAGCGGCTAGTACGCCGCCGCCGGAAGGTTACTGGCAGCAGGTCATGCAGAAATTGCGGGGTGACTCAAGTGCGTAGTCGTGATGAATTACTGCAGGAGTGGGGCATCGAACGTCCCTTTGATTTGCAGGCAGAGCAAGCAGTATTGGGTTCCGTCTTACTCGAGGCATCAGCCTTTGACGCCATAACCGAAATTCTGCAAGGCGGGGAGTTTTCGGACAAGGGCCACGCTCGGGTATTTCGGGCAATGCGGCAGCTTCGTGATGCGGAGCAGCCGCTCGACCTCGTAACGCTGACCGCAAAGCTTCAAGACTCCGAGGAGCTCGGTCTGGTCGGCGGCGTTGGGTATCTGGCCCAAATGGCGGAGGCAGTGCCGACGGCAGCTAATGCGGCGCATTATGCTGGTCGTGTGCAGGAAATGTTTCTTCGGCGCCAAGCTGTGGACGTTGCGTTCGACCTGCTGCACAATGCCGGTGCTGAACAGGATGTGAAAGGTTTTATTGCCATGGCTGAGACGGCTGTGTCCAAGCTTTCTGACCAAACGGTTCCAGTCCGGGAGTTTGTCGGGATGAAGCAGGTCCTCATGCAGGTTTGGGAGGAAGCTGAAGAACGATTCAACACCAAGGACATTAACCGGGGCGTTACCGGTATTCCTTCTGGTTTTGTCGACCTGGACCGCATGACCGCAGGTTTTCAGAAAAACGATTTGATCATCGTTGCAGCTCGCCCATCCGTCGGAAAGACGGCTTTCGCGCTTAATATCGCGCAGAACGTGGGGATTCAAACCAAGGAAACGGTGGCGATTTTTAGCCTCGAGATGTCGGCGGCGCAGCTTGTGCAGCGGATGATTTGCGCGGAAGGCAAGATTGACGCCAGCCGCATGCGGACAGGGCGCTTCGAGGGAGACGATTGGGAGCGGATGGCCATGGCCGTTGGCCAACTGTCCGAAGCTGATATCCATATCGACGATACGCCAGGCATTACGGTTAACGAGATCCGTGCCAAGTGCCGCCGGCTGAAAAAGGAGCGCGGGCTTGGCATGATCCTGATTGATTACCTGCAGCTCATTCAAGGCAGAGGCCAACGCGGGGCGAACCGGCAGGAAGAGGTTTCGCAAATTTCGCGCACGCTGAAGCAAATCGCGCGGGAGTTGGAAGTGCCGGTTATCGCGCTGTCGCAGCTCAGCCGGGGCGTCGAGCAGCGGCAGGACAAGCGGCCGATGATGTCCGATTTGAGGGAATCCGGTGCAATTGAGCAGGATGCCGATATCGTTGCTTTCTTGTATCGGGACGACTACTACGACAAGGAATCTGACAAGAAAAACATTATCGAAATCATCATCTCCAAGCAGCGGAATGGCCCGGTTGGGACGGTGGAGCTGGTGTTCCTGAAGAACTTTAATAAATTTGTCAGCCTTGAGCAGACGTATTCGACGACAACGGAACCAGCCAGTGAAAAGGGCTGGCGTAATCCGGATATGTACAGGGGGAAAGGTGCATGAGGTATCGGCTGCAGCAAATATGGCATGAGGGTAGGCTGATCGGCGAGGTCTACACGCTGTTCCGGATTAAGCGTCAGCGGAAACGGAGGAAGTCATGACACGATACGTAGGGATTGACCCATCAACGAAAACGGGCCTTGTTGTTATAGACGAACATGGCGACGTTTGGGAAGCCTGCGAGATTGAAAAGAGCGGCAAGGACCCGGCCCGCATGTATAGCCTGATTGGCGGGGTAATGGAATACCTGACTGACAAGGACGTTGTGGCCATTGAAGGCTTCGGCTTCGCCAGCCAATCTGGTTTTCTGCTCGGTGGCATCGGCTGGGGGATTCGCATGGATATGTATCATCGCGGCATTAAGTACCACGAGGTGGCGCCGGCGGCACTTAAGAAATTTACCGGATGCAAAGGGAATGCAAAAAAAGATGCGCTTGCCGTCGAGATTTTTAAACGCTGGGGATTTGAGCATGGGAGCGACAACGTCCGCGATGCTTATGTACTGGCCCAGGTCGCTCGCGCACTGCATGAGCCTCTTCCGTTAATTAAGGCACAGCAAGAGGTTATTCAGGTAATTAAAACACCACCGGCCAAGCAGCCAAAGAAGAAAAAGGGAGCGTGATTATACATGGGATACGCAGAATTTAAAGCAACACTGAAAAAAATCAACCTGAAGCCAAAAGGTGTGAAGGAGATTGTGCTTGAGATTTCGGACAGCGCGCTATATGGAAAGATCGACATGCTGGCGGAAATGCTGGACAGCCGCGTTGCTATAGCCGTCGATTCAGAGATTGTCCGTTACAGCGTCCAGATTAACGCCAGAACCGAAAAACCCACTACCACTTACCGCGTCGATGAATCCGGCATTGTATCCGAAGTCAAGCCAGAAGGTGAACAAATGGAGCTTGATTTGGGGGTTCCAAAAACCAAGGAACCGGTCAAGGATATTCCGGAGGAAATTGGCCGCGAAGTGGTAGACGAATTCATTCTTTCTCTTTTGGCACCTCAGTATGATGATCTACCATACCCATTCTATGCATGGGTTGCACGGCTTAGCGAAGGGGACACCTACCTGAAAATTGCTACGGAAGACGGGATGGCCAGCGGGAAAGTCATTGACCTGTTGGATGAATACCGATCCCGCGTGGCTCCTCTGGCAGCCAAGTGGGACGAATGGCGGACGTCCAAATCGGTGGCACCGGACGATTCGGAAGATGAAGACGATGTCGATGCTGAAGATACGGAAGACGGTTCCTCTGATCATCCCTCATCTAGTGGGGATGAAGACATCGAGATGGAAGATGGCGACGAGCCGGAAAGCAGCGGTTCAGGCGAGGACCAGTTATCTGATTATGAGCAGGAAATTATGGGAGGCGAAGGGCCGAGCGACAATACTCATTCCCCTGCGGAACCGGTTGATGTTGAAACAATCATTTTGACGGAAAAACCGACGTTCGAGGACATTCCATACGATTTTCCGACTCTTCTCCAACGTAAAAAGTCCGGAGAGACATGGATGGAAATCGCTAATTCGATTGGAACAAGATCGACTGTATTGTCCGCAGCCTGGACGAAATACAAGAAGCGGGTAGAAGAATCCCGGGGTGGAGCCGCTTGAATAATCGAATGCAATGGGCCGCAAACATTATCGGCCATCGGAATGTACAAAAGCTGCAGGAGCACGGCCTAACGGTCGTGCCTTCGCAGATGATTGAGCAACTCAAAACAATCACAGGCCAGCAATTAATCATTATCGACGGTGTAGCGGTTACTGTTCAGCGCTTTGACAGTGAGGCGCATTTAGAGACCATCGTCGCCGGGTACGAAAGCTGGGACTGATGGAGGTGTAGGGGATGCAAGAAAGGCAGGCGACACCGGAGGAATTGGCCGATCTGGAGCGTCGGCGCCAAGCGAAATATGTGGGGCCGTTCGTTAAAAGATGGGAGAGGACTATGACGCTGGAACAGTATCTGCAGGCTGTGCGGGAGGGGCGCAGCCGG